GAAATTGTTCAAGAATATTTAGATGAAGTGTTTGAAGATGTTCTTAGTGATATCAATTCCGAACTTGAGGCCCTTGATGATAAAATTTCAGAACTATTACTTGACTCTTCAGAAGCCCTATTAGGAAAATTAAAACTAAACATTCAAGATATTGCAGAAGATACTACGGATAAATACAAAAAGCAAGGATTAACCGTTAAGGGTAGACCAGCAGGTATTAGAGAATATTTAATAAGCAGGGGTTATCTACAAACACCAAGACCCTCCTTTGAAATAACGGTGGGTAATAAGAAATATCTTATTGATGAAGAAGATAAGAGTGTTACAGATATGTATCAGGAAATAAAATATTATGAACAAAAGGAAATGGGTGGACAGAAGGTTTTAGATAAAGAAAACCCATTAAAGACAACAATCAAAGAACAAAAATTAGGTGAGTAAAATGGAACTTAAAGATTTGGGAGACGAAAAATTAATTTCAGCAATTATTAGAAGAGCAAAGAGAGGCCCGTTCATAGATAACGAGAAGGCACAGGAGTTTCTCGAAAGAATAAATGAAAGATATGAAAAGGGACTTACCTTAAAACAACTTCGTAATTTATTAACAAAAACACAGAGTTATATCGAAACTGTTGATGAGATTTTTAATGTTGATACAGGACTAATTTCCGGTTTTCGCTTTGATAAGAAATTTCCAAATGAGATGTCTCTTTCGTCAAGACCTTTAATTTTACCTACTGCATTTGCACAAGCAGTAAAAAATGTAAGAACGATTGAGCCTTCTGTTCAAGTTATTCAAAATAAAGAAAATATTTTAGAAGCATTTGAAGATGCTAAATCATATAGACCCAACAGAAATATTGGTATTCTTATTCCTCCGGAAGCATTTGAAACCTTAGATAGAATTGCCAGCACACTTGATATTGAAGTTGATGAGGATGTTCAATTTAAAAAGCCTGCTGACTTTGCTTCGATTACTTCTCTATTAAAAACGCTAACAGAAATTACTAAATTATCTACCGAGGATAGAGACAACTATTATGATTACTGGGCTCAGATTGAAGAAAAATTCACATCCTTAGAAAAAATAGAAACTATGCAAGAACAATTAGCAGAAGGTAGATTTCAGTTTGAAGATGTTGCGGAAGATAAGGAAGACCCTAAAACAAAAAAATTACGAGAGCAACTGCAATCAATAGGCGGTGAAAAAACAATTTTACCATCCTATATTTTAGAATTTAAACCTATTAGAATTAAAGAATACCCTAACGCTGTTAAAAGTATTATTTTACTAAATGAATATCTTTCCTCTATTGGAAAAGCATTACCAGAACAATATAAAAATTTACTACCCAACCAACAAATAGCAAGTCAGATTGAAACCACAGCACAATTTAATCCCGAAACGGGAGAAGTCTCACCAGAAGTAGACCCGGATTTAATTGACGAATTAAAAGATGCTATTGATGCTCTCGAAGAAATGAAAGAGGATGTTTTAGTAGACCCTGTTTTTGCACTAATAAATAGAAATACAGGTGGTTTTAATGTTGATGAGGAAACGATTGTTCAACTAAGAAAATTATTAAAGGAGCAACTAAGTTATTCCGAATTAGACTTTTTTGCAGAAGAGATGCAAGAACTTCTTGATGATGATATTGAGACATTTATTAAGAAATTTGAAGATAGAGTAACTTCATCAAGTAATAGATTTTATATGCCCGTAATGGACTCATCCGATGTTGTTTCTTTCTTTAACAGTATAGGTGGTCTAACTATATCAGTAAATTATTTTCAAAATGGTGTTGTAAGGTCAAAAACATTTACTGAATATGGAAAGGCTGTAAAATTTGTAAATGAAAATAGTATCAAATTCTTTAAGATGTTATCATCTGTTCTAAAAATTCAAGAAAGAAGAGCAAGTATGCTTTCTAATCCAAAGACAGGGAAAAGAGAGAATACTAATATCGCATTTAGAGGCGGTCAAACAATACCTACTTCTGTTAAAGCACCCAAGATGGATGAAGATGTTGCCGCAGATTATAGAGAATTATTAGATATTATTGATGATTATTACAATAAGCCCTTGAATAGTTCATATGTTATTAGAGAAGATGTTCCTAATTTCTTTGATGACAAGTCATTTAGAGATATTCCTGTATTGCTTTCAAGAAATCCTATTACTCTTACATCTATTGCTATGCTACAAGGTATTGCTCCATCTGTTTCAAGGCAAGATTACCTAAACATTATTAATCTACTAACTTCATTAGAAAATCCCGATGATTTAGTATATACAGATTTACTAAATGATAAATTTGAAGATGCTTTAGACTCATATGTTAAATTTTGGGCCTTGGTAGCAGTAGTGGCTAAGGATGGAGAATTTGATTTAATTGAACTAAGAGATGAAGCATTAATAATTCTTGGTGATGTTTTATATGAAGTGGCTAAAGAAACAGTTAGTGATTCCGAACTTAACAGACTTACATTTGCAGGTGAACCTATTAAGTTCTTAAATGAAGAAATGTCAAGTAAAAATATTCAGATTAGAGGACTATTACCATTACTGGGGCAAGAAGAGTGGAAAACCTATGTTAAAAATTTAGGTGAGGAACAAAAGGGATTGAAAAGAGCATATGAGAGATTGCTAAATCTTCTTAAGGAAAGCGATGTTAAACTTGCAGGTGATTTAACCCTTGCTATGTTAGAAGCAAATGATATGCTTAGAAAAATGCAGGGACTAAAAATATCTATGGGACAAAGAGATATTATGGATATCGAAGATTTAGATTATATAATTAGTAAAATTAGAAAGGAGCACAATGTAGATTTATACGGTGTGGATATTTATAAAATTGTTAAATCTCAATCTTCTTTTAATGATGTTGCTAATACATTTGGTCTTTCTCCTGAAATTATTTATAAAATTAAGGGGATGTTTAGATGAAAATAACATTTGAGATTTCTTCTGCACCTATTCCGGAAGAACAGATGCTTCAGAAATTTAAAAATGATTGGGGATATATTAGAGCACCGAGAGGTTCACCAAAAAGAAAATTAACATTTAAGCCCCCTACCCTTGAATATTTCATTGCTACTATTATAACTCCAGAAAAATATAAGGGGAAAATTGCTGGTTATTGTGGAGTAGGTTATTACAATGACCTAATTACTGACGGAGGGGCATATACATTGGGAGGAATGGCCGCAGGTGTGGAAACGGAGGGTAATGCTATTGATGTGCGAGGAAATGGTGTTTATACGGCTTTAAGAGATAAAAGAAATAATTACATCGAACCAAAATCTGTTAGTAAGGAATTACCATTTTTGGTTTTACTTGCAAAAACTTCTAAGGCTCGTCCTTATTATTTAGATAGAGGATATGTAGAAAATTCTGAAGGTATTCCTTCTTGGGCCTTGAGTAGTGTTCAGGGAAGAAACTGGTTTGTATATAATGAGAACAACGATAAGGCTATGAAAAAGGCTTGGAAAATATTGAAGAATAAGAAAATTGATGTGGGTAGACAATATGCTGAAGAAGATATGATTGAATTTGATTTAAAAAAACTATTTCAAAATCGTTATTTATTAAGAGAGAATAGTAGACAGCGAGCAAATATAGACGGTTCAATCGAATTCAATATTATTTTAAGAGAAATTAAAAGGAAATATCCTAATATGACACCAGATAGACTTAGAAATTATTTAAATGAATTTGAATATTATGGTCCTACTGAAACAAGAGATGGAAGACGAGATGTTTATTTTACTATGAGGTAGTGAGGAATAATGGATTTACTAACCGAAATGGATTTAGAAATGTCAAAGGGAAACTTCCCTTATTTCTTTGAAAAGGTTCTTGGATATGAATTAGCAGACTTTCACCAAGAATGGTTAGACCTTGTAAATAACACATCACGCACAGTTATTATTTGTTCACGCGACCACGGCAAATCTGTTTTCTTCCATTCGTGGTGTGTTTATCAATTATGTTTTCAAGAACCACCATTTCAAATGCTTTACATTTCCTCTAATCATAAACAGACAATGGTTCACATGAAAGATATTGACCGTATGTTCACAAACATCCCGCAATTAAAAAAATTCAAACCGAGAGGTGGATGGGCTGTCGGTGCTATGCGTTTAACAAACGGTAATGAAATACTTGAGCGTTCAGTAGGTTCTCAAATTCGTGGCCTTCACCCTCAAGAAATTATTATTGATGACCCTCTAAAAGAGTTTAGTATGACCGCTATTCAAAGAGTTACTGATTGGTTTTGGGGAGATATGATTCCTACACTTCACCATACTGCTGCTCTTAGAATGGTTGGAACACCATTTACATATACAGATATTTTCGTGCAGTTAGAGGAAAATCCCGCATACAATGTAGAAAGATATCCAGCAATTAAACAAGACGGGACAGCATTATGGCCTAACCGTTGGAATCTTGACATGCTTCAAGAAAGAAAAATTGAAATAGGTTCTTCTAAATTTACAAGAGAATATTTGTGTGTTCCTATCAGCACTAATACTATGCTTTTTCATCCCGATGCTATCAATGCTTGTAAGAATGAGTATGCTTCGCTTGAGAGCGTTCATAGAGAAGGCTATCGCTACTACATAGGATATGACCCTGCTATTTCAGCAAACGGAGACTTTACGGTAATGATGGTCTTAGAGGTAGATGATAATATGAATAAACAAGTTGTGCATATGCTTAGAGCAAAGGGTCTTGATTTTAGAGAACATATACAACATGTCATGGAACTTTGTAGACGATATAAGCCTGAAATTGTTATGATAGAGACAAATACATTTGCAAAGGCTTTTGCTATGGAACTAAAAAATATCTCAGATTTCCCTGTTAAGGAATTTACAATGAGTCGTAAGAAAAAGGAAGAGATTATCCTTAACCTTCAGATGAATATTGATAATACTAAAATTGTTTTACCTATGCAGAATGAAACATCAAGAAATGTTTCTAATCAGATTATTCAAGAATTGGGTGCTTTTGGAATTAATGCTCATGGTAAAATTGAGGGAGTCGGAGCGCATGATGACATCGTTATTGCCTTGGCCTTGGCTAATTATGCTACCAAAACATTTAGCGATACCTTTTTAGACATTGATAGTAGTGGATTGTTTAACACTCCCACCGAACCTAAGCAGACCGGAGGTGCATTTTATGGTATTAATTTTTAAAGAAGATAAGGATTTTAATGTTGAAGAAGTTGAGGAAGCCCTCAACCAAATTAAAAGAGTTGAACAACAGAAGACTCAGTTAGATGCTACTGTTAAACCCATTAAAGATAAAATTAAAAGTAGTTTAAATAAATCTAATTTTGATAATTGGATTACAAGACAATATAATAATGAAATTGATATTATTAAGGAAATTTCTAAGGAATATAATATTAACTTAACAGAAGCAACAAAATATATTCAACCTTTACCTATTGAACCTCTCGTTGAAGGAAAGTCAATTCCTATTATTGTTAAAGAACTTAGAAATATGAGAAGAAAATTAAAGGGAGATAATAGAGATAAACTATCTAAAGGTATTGACCATTTAATTACAGCATATGAAGAGTATCTACAAAAATCTTTAGACACAGTTTATTGGTTAAAGCCATATCAATTAGGATTTAAAAAGATGGGTCATAATCCTTCTCAAATTCACAAATTGTATAATATAAAAGACGGAGAAACTCGAAGTAAAATTATTGAATTATGTTGTAAGATGTGGGAAAACGATTTAGAAAAGAAATCTCTTAACTACGGAACAGATTATTCTAATAAACATAATAATTTTATTATTGCTAAGAAAGAGTTAAGAAAACTTCTAAAAGATATTCCTCATCAATCTATTAGAAAGTCTAAAAAGGAACAAATTGAAAGTAGTGTTTTTCAAATTATTTCTAATAATCAGGGATTATCTTCAAGTGAAGTTCATTCAAGATTAACACCAAGTCATTCTAAAATTTCAACTCCTCAGTCTATATCTAAGGTATTGAAAAAGATGAAGGCTACAAAGGTAGACAATGAATACTACTTAGTAAATAATTTGATTAAGAAAGACCTTTATTCTTATGTTGCAGGTTTTATTGATTCAGATGGTTTCATTACTATGGATTCAACATTATCACCAAGAATCGGTATGATTGCTACGGGTAATAGAGGTAGGGCCTTCTTTGAAGAATTAGAAAAGGAACTCAAGTGTGGCCGTTTGCATCTTGACCAAAAGGTAGGACAGAATAATAGAAGTCAGCATAGGCTAAACTTTTACAAGCAAGATGATATTTTACATGTTCTTGAAAAATGCTTACCACATCTTAGAATGAAACATTCGCAGGGTAAATTAATTCAAGAGGCTATCAGAATTAAGAAAAATTATAAGAAGGCAGAATGGGCTAAACCAAGACTCAATGAAATTTTTAAATTAATTAAATATGAAAATTGGAAGGACTCGGTTAAACAGGGAGCAAAGGAGTTTGAAAAATATGGTATTGACCCTGAGGTAGTAGTTAAATACCATGATAATTCTAAAATGCAACTAATGGATAGTCTCGATAGTGGGGTGGAATGATGGGTCTTAGAGATTATCTTTCTGGATTTGTTAAGCGTAGGACACCTACCCCAAATCAGAAAGAAGTGTATAATTTAGGCATTCAAGAAAAGCGACACATTCAGCATATAATGGGGCCAGTATTATACGATGTTGCTAATCAATCTACCATCGTTAGAACCTGTATTACTCAATTGAAAACAGAAATTTTTAGAAGAGGATTTGAATGGAAAAAGGCATTCTATAAGATTTGTAGTAAGTGTGGAACCAAGCACGAAAAGGAAACTGATACTTGTAGAAATTGTGGTTCGGGAGAATTAAGACTCCCTTCACAAGACCAAATGACATATGCAGAAAAATTCTTTGAAGGATATATCAACAGGTCGGAACAAAAGTTAATTGATGTTCTTAAGGAAATTGAAACCGATTTAAATATTGCCGATGATGCTTATTTGATTTTAGTTAAGGAATACTACCTCGATGAAAAGGGTAAGGTTGTCTTACATAAAATTAAAGAAATGTATAGGGGCGACCCACTAACAATTTATATTGACATTGATGAGGAAGGGGATAGAGGTGAAGCACATTATACCTGTATTACTCATCGTGATATTTATGAGACAGACTCATTAGCAAGATGCCCTCATTGTAATTCCTCTCTTGAACCTGTTCATTATATCAATAGAGTTCACGGAAAGAATCAATATTTCGTTAAGGATGAAGTTATCCATCTAAGTAAGTATAACCCCTCAAGACTTTATGGATTCTCACCGGTTCTAACATTATGGAGTCATATTACTACACTTATTGCTATGGAAAATTATGTCAATACATCATATACAAAAGCAAGAGCACCAAGAGGTATTCTTGCTGTTCAAACTAACAACATGGAATCTTTAGTTAAGTATTGGAAAGGCGTTAAAGAAAAGTTAGAGAAAGACCCGCACTATATTCCTATCATGGGTATTGAAACAGAAGGCGGTTCAAGAGGTTCTATTGAATGGGTTCAGTTTATGAACACATTAAAGGAAATGGATTATATCAATGTTAAGGATGATTTAAGAGACAGAATTGGTGCTTTTTACGGTGTTAGTAAAATCTTCCAAGGAGATACCGCTACATCGGGTGGCCTTAATAACGAAGGTATGCAGATTTTAGTTACTAATCGTTCTGTTGAATTAGCGCAGAATGTATATAATCAATATTTATTCCCATTTTTACTTAGACAGTTTGGTATTACAGATTGGACTTTGACGCTATTGCGTTCGGAAGAAGAGGACAATGTAGCCGAATTAAGAAGAAGAGAAATTGAAATTAATATTGCGGCTCAAATTAAAAATCTTGGGTTTGAAGTTGATATGGATGAGGATGGAAATTTCATCTATTCAAAGCCTATACCGAAAGACGAGGAGCCTAAACAAGTTGTAGGTGGAGACAAAGTTGAAACTGACCCCTATGCGGGAACAAATATTGATGCTTCACAATTAGGACAAATGCAAGAACAAGCACTTCAAGGTGGTGGTCCTAAACCACAGGAGAATCCACCAGCAACAAGAAATAAACCATCAATGAGCGTTGGCCCTCCTAATAGAAATATGGGATTGCCAAAGGAAGCAGCAAATAATAATGTAGACAGAAGAACAGAAAGAAGAGTTGGTTAAAAATGAACTGGGAAAAAGTAATAAAAGAAATTAGAAGAAAGCCTCCTACTAAAGTAGCGGGTGGCGAAATGACAAACAGAGAATTGAATGAAGCCATGACAGAAGAAGATAGTCAATTGGTTGCTGATACGAGAAGAGATACGTTAGAAGCAATTTACAAAATCTTAAAAGATATGGGTGAAACTGAACTTGTTGAAATTTTAGAAGAAAGACTAAAGGTGATGAGATAAATGAATAACGATATCATTAATAGAAAATTAAATGCAGCAAAGGAGCAGATTGAACGCCTATCAAAGAAAGTCAATCAAGCACCTAAAGAACCAAAGCAGACTGTAAATACAATTCCTGCTGGTGTTCAAGAACATCCACCTGTAAATAAGGGAATTAACGAACAGGCGATTCCGGGTTTTATTACAGGTGGTCGCAAATTCGATAAGAAAATGAAGGAAGTCTGAATATGTCTTGGTTGGATATTCTTAAATCTAATTTAACTGAAAATCAGTTAAAGGAATTGTTTTACAAGAATAGCCGTGAAATTAAGATGATGAAAGAGATTCATAAAAAATTAGAGGATAGAAGTATTACCTTTTCTTTTAGTGGAGCCGGTAAAGGCCCTTATTTATTTATATCAGACTTACCTAAAAAGTTTCTTGATAAATTTACTAAATCTTTAAAGCCTTTTGAAAATCGTATAAAAAACGATAAGGAAAAAAGTAAATTCGAAGGATTAAGCAGGAAGCAACAACTAAATGTTCTTCTTAGTTATGTTCAAAAACCTATTAAAGAATTAGGAAAGTATATTGAAAGAGACGACTTAGAAAAGTTTCATCTAAAATCTTTAATTAATTCTGATTATAAAGGTGAAAATAAAGAAGAAATTTTACAGGAATTAGAAGATGTTTTTTCTGAAACAGGTAAATTCTTTACAGAAGAAGCAATTGCACAGAAGGATAAGGAGAGAGAAGAGGCTACGGGATTAAGTGAAAAACTTAAGAGAAAGGAAAGGAATAAAAGAAGAGAGGGTAGGAAGGTTAGCACTTCACCATCCCGCATAGATTCCTTTGAAGAAACTTACCCCGAAAGCGCACAGATGTTTCGTGAGTGGCTTAAAACTCAAAAAGAAACAACTGTATTAAATGAATTACTAAGTTTAGTAGGAAGTCCTTCTGCTGGAGATATTAAGACTGTGGGTAGATTAAAGAAATTTATTTCAGAAAAGAATTTATCTGAAGAAAATAAAAGAGACTTAACCGCTATTGCTAATAAAATGAATTCTGAACTTACTGCAAAGCCGACTAGTAATGCATCTATTTCCCCTAATGCTATTGAAATAACTGCTAAAGGTCTTAAAGTAGGACAGGCAAGCAAATTAGGTAAAACTGTATTAAATATTAAATACGGTGATGATAGAACACAAAGATTTGAAAGAAGGCAGAAAGACTTTTTATCAAGATTTGAAAAATTAGATTTAACTAATGAAGCATGGTATAACAATAAAAGAACACAAGAAATTTATGAATATTGGGTTGAAAAAACATCTTTTAAAGGTTCATCAAAAAAGTTTGTGGAACTAAGTGAAAAGGATAAAATAAAATATATTAACGAAATTAGAGAAAATATTCCTGATTATCCTACCGACCCAAATGCTAGTGCTACTCTTTATTCAAGAGTCTTTAAAGATAAAAGTGGATATATCATGGATGATAGTAGAAAGGAAGAAGATTTTGCTTATTTCGCACAAGGTATTAGAGATGGTCTTACAGGAGGTCAATCTTCAAGAAAGGCCTTTGACTTTAATACACTTAGAAGATTCAATCAGATTACCTTACCTGCAATTATTAATGCAGTTAAAAAGGGTGTTTTTATTACAACAGATAGAGAGGGCAATCAAAAAATTGAAACAAGATTAGGCCCTGTTATTTCAAGGGAAATGAATAAACTTGATAAGACTTCTGAAGGTAAGAGAGAAATTATTTCTGTTCTTTATGATGTTGTTAAAGGTAAGAGTTTATCGAAAAAATATCAAGGTTCGGATAAAGAAGTTCTTGGAAAAATTGAATCAAATATTAGAGACCAAGTTAAGGAAAAGGTTCCTAATGAAAATGGAAGGTCTATTATGTATTTCTTAGTAAAAACATTTTTACAAATATACAAAAGAGAAGGTATTCTAAGTGGTCTTTTAAATAACGATGATTTAATTAATATTGAATATTTAACTACATCTGAAGTGCCAAAGAAGATGGGAGAAGACATTCAAACTATTCCTATAAAAGAAGTAAAGAAATCTCTTGACAACCTATTAGTGGTTCTCGGTGAAGAGGATGAGATTATTATCAAGGAAGATGTTGGGCTTATCCTTGAGTCTCTTGACAAGAAACAGAAGAAAAAGGTTAAGGCAATTTTAAATATCGCAGACCCAACAGAATACTTTGGACACGATTTCCTCAAGTTATCCGAACTGATTCGTTTATTGAAAACATTAGGCGTAGTGAAAGGCGACAAAAAGTTGAATAAAAAAATTATCAGATATGATGATGAGAACGTGAAGGTAGTAAAGTTGGCCGCAAGATTAAGAAAAGATTACGAAAGACTTTACAATGATTTGAGAGAAATGGTATACCCTAAAAGTGGTGAATAAAATGGATGAACAATTAATAATGTTATTAAAAGAATTAGTAGAGAGAGTCAAGAACATAGAAACAACCGTCTTTGATGATGACAATGTTTTAATGAAATCAGGACTTGTAAAAGTTGAGAGTGCAAGACCATCAATTCAAAAGGCCGGAAGAGTCCCAGATGCTGATACAATAGCAAAGATGGACTGGGCCGATATTGATGAAATGGTTGTAAGATTGGCAGGTGAATAAAATGGATTATAATGGTAAAAATGAATTGACGATGGACTTTACAGATGATGCTCGTGGTGAAGATAAAATTACAGCAGTATTGACACAATTGGTTGAGATTGGTAATCTACTTTCTAATCATCTTGGTAGTCATATTGACCCAAGTGATAAGAAAATTACCGGTAAGGCAAAAAGCCCCACAAAGGTTGATGTTGGAAGAATGGCGCAGAAACCACTAACGGAAACTCAAGCAAAAACAGCAGGGGCCGTCTATAAAAACAGACAAATGCCTACAAAAGATTATACAGGTATGAGCATTTCTAAGGATGACATTGATTATGCTGTTGATGAAAACATGAAAGAATTTCTAAGAAGAAATCCCGGTCAAGAAAGAAGAGATAGAAATAATACGGATGATGAAGAAAAGGTTCTCATTTCTTTAGCAAGGTTTGGTGATAGTGAAGAAAAATTAAATCCCGCTATGACGGCACTATCTGTATTAGGTAATGATGAAAAGATGGCTAAGGCTAATCCTCTAACAACTTCAGAAGGCAAGGTTCTATTAACTGCCCTTAATGATGCGGCAAATAAACTACGAGCATTTTTATCTACAACAAAAATTGATGCAAGAAGAGCACAAATGCCACAAGATATGCGTTGAGGTGGTTAATTGCCACCAGAAACGGGTAGGATTGACCCTTTATCAAGGTCATTAAGAGATTTATACGATAAGGTAAGAGTTTCTTATCTTAGTGCAAGAGAAAGACCAAAGGACTACAAAGATGAGTGGTCTAACACTATCGAAGAAATTCGTGATAAATGGGATAGCCCTAACCCAATTGGTGATTTGTTAAGGGATGAATTATCGGAATCTTTAGTTTATAGTGAAGAGGCTAAAAATCCTCAAGGTGCTAAAGCAAAAAGAATTTATCAAAATTTAAAAGAGGTTCAAGAACAGACTTCATTTAATAAAGACCCCTTTAGAAAGAAATTTGGTGATAAATTACCAAAGTTATTATTAGAAGATACTCAAGTTTATGCCATGTTTTTACATTGGGCTTATAGAGCAGGTAGGGGAGCACTTGATGGATGGGGTGATGTCGGAGATAGAGAAGATGATTTTACAGAAGGTTTTGTGGGATTAGATTTAACCGATGGAGAATTATTTAGATGGCTTGAAAAAAACTACGATGCTGATGTTAAGCGTTTGAAGAGAAAAATGCAACCTGCAAGAGAAATGCTATACGAAGTTTATACCAAAGAAAATAGTGCTTCTTCTTGGCAGCAATTAACTGATACTAAGAGAATCCTAAAAGCATTTGAAAGGGTAATTAACATTAATAATATTGAATGGTTATCTAATGCACCTGACGACCCAAGTTCACTTATTGTTAGTTATAGTGATTTAAAAATTGACGGTGGAGAAGAACAAAGTATCATTACCGAAAAAATTGAAGACTTCTTAATTGCTGAATATGGAGATAGAATTTGGAATTTTAATTATACTATTGAAGGTATTGATAAAGATTTTTCACTAAAAAATGCTATGCTAAAAGAAGATAAAGAGTTAAATGAATTTATTATTCCCAACAAACCCATGTATCGTATTTTTGAAATTGACGACATGAAAGAAATTAAAGGCTTTTCTGGCGAATACATAGTGCAAGAAAAGTATGATGGTATGAGAATACAAATTCATAAAAATAAAGAAATTAAAGTGTTTTCATTTAATAAGAATGACATTACAAGAAAGTTTGATAAGCAAGTAGAAATTATGAGAGATGAAGATTTCCCTGAATGTATTTTAGATGCCGAAGTTGTTCTTTATGAAAATGAAGAACCACTACACCGAGCAGATACAATTTCATATATCAATTCAAAAAAGGATGATTCTGCCTTTGAACTAAGGGTTCATGTCTTTGATATTATTCGTTTGAATGGTGAACATATTTGGAAGAATAAATTAGAAGAAAGATTACAATCTCTTATGGGTAATTTTAATAAAGTTTCTCATAGACAAATGCAGTTTCCTACAAAATCTAACACAAGAGTTGCAGACTCCTTAGAAGAAATCGAAGAGTATGCTTTAGAAATTATGAAAAATCCTACATCCGAAGGTGTAATTATTAAGGATGCTAAATCATCATACATTGTAGGAAAGAGAAAGAATCCAAAGTGGGTTAAGTGGAAGAAATTCGTTGATTTAGATTTAATTATTTTAGATGTTAGAAAGAACAAAAATGGAACATTTAGTTATACATTAGGTGCTGGACCTCTCAGTAATGAAGAATACAAACCAATAGTTAGATATGAAAATAAAGATTATCTAAATGTAGGTAAGGCTCTAAATACAAAAATTACTTCAGAAAAGGGTAATATTATCCGTGTTAAGGTTGATGAAGTTAAAAGAACTAAAACTGGATTCTCAATTTATAGTGCTAAGGTGATTGAAAAACCAGAAGTTAGCGAGCCGGAAAAAATTATTACTTTAGAATTTTTATCTAAGGATAATAAAAAATCTGCATCAGATTATTCCATCGAGGCACTTAAAAAATCATATTCAATTACTGATAATATACATGGTGTAGTAGATTTAAATGCATCGTATTCTAATGATGGATTTGTATTATCAGGATTTTTACAAGATAATCTAATGTCAAAAAATGCCATGATTGATATTGATTTGTGGAAACAAGAACTTGCTGAAATCTATAAAAAAGATAGTGGTAGATTGATGAGTATCGTTGCAGAGATTGTCAATGAAGGTGAAATTTCAAAAGAAGAATTAATTAGTAGGGTCAAGAAAAGAGCACCTGAAATCATAAAAAGAATTTTTTCTGATGGAGATTCGGACAAAGGCATACTCAAATATATTAAGGAAAGAGGAGAAGCCTTTGGTGTTTTATATAATAAAGATAGACAAAAATTCTATCACGATGATAAAACATTAGTCAAAGACCCTGAAGTAATAGGTAAAATGGAAAACAATTCCTACGAAATCTGGAGAAGAGAAGATGGTGATTTAAATTTTATTTATCAAATTAAAGATAAAACATTTTCTTGGAGAATTGAGCAAGATAAAATTGAAGATATCTATGAATTATTTGGTAAGGCTGAAAGGTATCTTGCAGAATATACTAAAGATGTTGATAAAACAAAAAAAGTTGATGAAGGTGAAATTAAAGTTGGTTCTCAAAGAGATGGATATCACGAATATTTCTTAGAAGGGAAAATGTATTCCGGTAAAATTCATTTCCGTGTTGTAAAAATTATGGATGAAGATAAATGGATTGTATTTACAGGCTACAAAGAAGAGCCAACCGATAAGGATAGCGACGAAGGATTGTGGGATATTACCGAAGATAAATATATAAATATTACATTTTCTGAAAAATAACCCTATTCCTTTATATAATAGTTAAACAGATGTATAACCATGACTCTTAAGGTAAGGCCTATCCGATTAGGCAATACTCCTTCCTCCGGTTCGGAATTAGTTATTCTAAAAGGAACTGGGAAAGATATGGTCATTGCTGGCTATGCATCCGTTGATGTTGTAGATAAGCAAAACGATTTAATTACATTAGAAGCCCTACAAGAGGCTTCTGACAAATTTATGAAAAGTGATTATAAGAATGTTATGATTACTCATTCAAATGTGCAAGTGGGAGAAGTTATTGACACTTTCACAGATACAAAAGGCAATGTTCTTAAAACGGGCGTTGATGATACAGGATTCTTTGTGGTTATCAAAATGAGGAACGACATTGAGAAAGCGAAGGAGGTTAGCCGTGATATTAGGCGAGGCAAACTTCGTTCTTTCAGCATTGGTGGACAGGCTATTAACAAGCATAATGTTCACGACCCCGATATTGGAACATACAAAGAAATAGACAAACTAGAACTCCACGAAATCACTATTTGTGAAGAAGGAATTAACCCTGAAGCCAAATTTGAGATTGTGAAAGAAAACAAAAAAGGAAGTGAAAATATGACCGACGAAATTAGTAAGGCTTTGGCCGAATTTGAAGACATTGTGAATCAACTCCGAAATCAAACGATTTTGAAAGATGATGCAGATGACGAAAAGATGGGTGAAGATGAAGAAAACATGGGCTCTATGAAAGACGATGAAGAAGATATGTCTTACAAAGCCGAAGAAGAAGAAATGATGGACGATGAAGAAAACATGGCTGAGGACAAAGAAAGCAAGGCTATGGATTCTATCGTTTATGGACACAATGCAACAGGACAAAAAATGGGAGAATCTAATCTTACGGGTCGCTATGATTCGGAGTTTAGTCAATTCCTTGCACGAAAGTCCGAGCAAATTCAATCCCTTGACCTTTCCGATGAAAATATCGCTAAGGCTTATGCTCAATTCAAGGCCGAGAAGGAAGAAGAGAGAGCATACGATGTTATCAAGGAACAATTTGAGGCTCGTTATCAGAGTGAATTAGCAAGTGAGGCAAACGCTATTGCAAAGGAAAACTATGATGCACACTCCGAAGTGGCTGCATTAAAGAACGAATTTGCAGAATTGCGAAAGTCTCTTAACACCCACAAGGAAGTTATTGCAAAGCAATCTGTCCCAACCACGCAACCAACATTGAGTGAAGATGTCATCGCTAAGATGAGCAGTATTCACGAAATGTCTTGGGATGAAATTAACGAAATGGTTCGTGAACTACAATAAATAAAGGAAGTGAAAAAATGTCAGGATTAAATCAAATTAGAACAATTCAAGATTTGGAAGCCGCTACATACGGCAACCTTGGAAGCAACAATCTTATGAAAGCATATGGAATTGGCGCAGGTGTGAATCAAGGAATCCATTCGGATTCTAACGCTGGTGCATTCTCAACCAATGCTCTTTATAACTTAGTGTATGGACAAAAAGTATGGTCTATGCTAAACCGTGAAATTAACGCATTTGCTATGCTACCTAAGAAGCCTTGGTCTTCTTCAGGTTGGCGAGTTCTTATTGAGCGAGCAATTGGTGGAACTGGTGATGTTCTTTCTATTACTGGAGGAACGGGACAAGGTTCAATTACGCTGAACGACATTGGTGGTGTTGCTGAAAATGCCGCCTTTACTACCTCAGTTACTGATGAACTTTCGCCTATCGCTCCAAAGTATGATACGCTATACTGTTCGCCTAAGACTATTGCACATCAGTTTGAATTGAGTGAATTGGCTGCTGCTATGGCTCAAATTGATGACGGAATTGGCGACCTAATGGCCGCTTACCGTGAAGAAGTCGGAGTTACTCACGCAGAAATG